ACAGCTGGTGTGCTGTTAGGATAAGCTCTTGTTGTAAAACTAACTTTAGTGTCACCAGTCTGTGTAATAAAATCAGGTATAAATCTACTTATTCTCATAATGTATTCTCCATCTCCCCTAAGATCTGGTGTACCCACCGCTTGACCTGTGTTACTTCTTTTTTGTGTAATGTCAAAATCTCCTGATTCTATAAATGCGGGTATTGCCACAGCAACATTACCTGCGTTTACTTCGTCAGTTCCTGTTTCCTGATTATAGTATATAGTACTACCTTGCGTATTACCAGTAACATCGAAAGAAGCATTATCAGTTGAACCATAGTAAGTTGCATGGGGTCTATTAAATACAGCAGAATCTTGCCAAGCAGTTCTGGCTAGACTACCTGTTGTCCATATCGGTCGCGTAGGTGATGAATCTAAATAGTTATAAGTCACTACTCTATCTACTTCATCAGAACTTTCACTAGGATAAAACCAATTGATTTCTCCAAACAAATTATTTAACCCACAGTTAATTAAATCTCTTGAGGTATCATTAATACTATCATAAACAAAATCTTCTACCAGACATGGCATAGATTTTAATTGACCATCGTAGGTAAAGAAACCATTTTCCGACATCCAATAAGCAGAACCATCTACTTCCTTACATGCATTTTTACCAAACAATCCACAGTTAGTTCCCACCTGTTCAAAAGAGAAAGTAAAAGGTTGTCCTACAAATTTCATCAAGAACAATGCAGTATCGGTCCACACATAAATTGCATCCCTACCTTTAATAGCTCCCATAATTTTAGAACCATCAGCAAGTCTTTGTGTACCTGCAGTATTTTCAGCTCGTACTGTGTATGAATCAGTTTGATCAATACTTTCTTGGTCCGAGAATCTTATAAA